TGACCTTTATGATGTAGTCAAACGTCAGTTTGGTGAGCCGCTTGTGAACGTCATGAACAACAAGAAAGAGCGCATTGTTGCCGCTGTCTGGAATGGTGTCTTTACTGATACTGGCGCAGATGGTGTAGCTCTTGCTTCAGACAGTCACCCGCTGAAGAATAACCTGCTTCTGGTCAATGACAACCTGATTACAGGCGCATTGTCCACGGAGAAGATTAAGGAAGCGAAAAACCGTTTCAACTTTATCTATGACCAAGCGGGCGAGTATTTCGATACTATGCCTACTCACTTGCTTATTCACCCTAACAAGATGTTTCAGGCATTGGAACTGTTGAACTCTGTGCTGATGGCATGGGAACTGACCAATACGAAGAACAGCTTGCAGGACGTAATGCCTATCAAGATTATCCAGAACAAATACCTGACCTACGCCGTAGCTGCTGACGTATCGCCGTGGTTCTTGCTCGACAAGAATCTGACTGATGCGGGTTGCGTGTTGCAGACGAAGAAAGGGTTGACCCTCAAAACTTGGTTTGAGAACGAAGACCTTTCCCTCAAGGGTATTGCCTATGAAATCTATGGTGCGGGCATGGTTGCCCCAGGCTATGGATTTATCGCAAGCGCAGGTTAATTAAGCGTTCAGGTGGGCGGGGTTGATACCCCGCCCCCTATCAAGTTATCGCAGACAGCGATACAAGTATGAAAGGAAGTAACGCAAAATGGGAATTAAAAGTCAAAAAGGTTGGGTCTATAATCCTACTACTGCCAAGTATGAACTTCAGGTTTATAATGCTCAAGGCGCAACATATTCGCCATTTGATGAAGATGGAATTAAACTTCCCGCAATCGCAGGACAGGACTACTTTGTCGATGGTAATGCAGGTCTGGACACGAATACAGGTCGTTCATGGGCGCAAGCGTACAAGACCCTTGCCGTTGCTATGGCGGCTTCTCATGCCAACATTGCCGCTTCATCGGCAGGTTGGGCGGCTCGGAATCGTATCTTCTTCAAAGCTGATGCTTCCGTAGAAACGCTGACCAAGTTTGCACAGAAGACTGATATTATTGGTGTCGGTTCAATGGACTGGCGTTCAAAACCTCGGCTTGAGGGCAATCATGTTGTACCTAATACAATTAGCTACATGGGTTGCCGCTTCATTAATGTTGAGTTTGGTGCGCCCGCCGCAGGTGGCGATATCATTACGATGACCTCTCAGCATGGTATTCAGTTTATTGGCTGTTCGTTCCGTGGTAACAGTTCAACCGCTTGTACTGCCGCCGTTATCGCTACTGCTTGCGTAGACCTGAAATTCATCGACTGCGAATTCACAGGTGCTTATTCTGATGCGGTTATCGAGTTGGGCGCAGGTCAGGCTGATGGTTTCGTGGTCAAGGATTGCTTCATTCAGGGTGCTAATATGGGCATCGACATTCCCGCAACTGTTACCTATGCCGCAAACAAATGCGGTCTGATTAAAGATAATGTAATCTCGTCTACCCTTGCTTGCATCAATGATGCTTTGGGTACTACGTTTATTATCAATAACAGGCTTCGCACAGCGGCTAATAAGGGTACGGCAATGGCAGGTTGCATTGTCTGCGGTCTGACGTATGCTCAAGACAATCGTTGCACAACTGGTGATGAAAACAATGTGGTCTATCCTGCACAGGGAACTATCTAATCCAATGAATTCCAATTAAGCCTAGAGGGGCATAGGGTTACGGCTCTATGCCCCTATCTATAAGGGGGATAATATTATGCTCGGTACTCAAGAACAATTTGCAAGAGTTAAATCTATTACTGGCGTAACTGCTATTGACAACTCCGCTGATGCTGTTGCATTAGTAGACCAAGACATTACATTTATGTGTGTGACTGGTAATATCTGGATTAACCCATTGATTACTGCCGTTGCTGATGCTACTGCTTTGAAACTTGTAGCAGGTCAATCCATTGATTTGAATGTAGCCGCTAGTCTTTCACTTATAAGTGATGGTTCTGGTGGAACGTATCAGATTATAGTCTGGAAAAGAATGTTGTCATGAGCATTGTCATAGCAATCCTTGTAGTCCTATTCTCGTTTGGATTAGGATTTGCTTGCCGATGTAAATTTGATTGAGGTAACTTTATGAAAAGCAAAAAGTTAATCAAGATAAAGCCTATTCTGCAATCTTCACGATTAACAAAACCTACTCCGTAAAGGGGGTATAGTATATGCAATCTAATCGAGTATTCACTCCTATTTTAGCCAACGATAAAGTTATGCTTACTCCTACTGGCGGGATAGCGATTAAAGTAACCAACAAGACAGGCGGTGCATCGGTCAAGGGCGAAGTGGTACAAGCAGGCGATTCTGTCAATGCTTCCGTTTTAATTAAGAAAGAGGTAGTATATGCCAACAATAGCGGTTACCACCACAAAAGGAATAACAACTACAGCTAATCAGATTGCTATAGTTGGTGAAGAGAAAGTAGCATTAACTTTTACGCTTGATGGTACACTTGCCACATATGCTACTGGAAAGAAAACCTATATACAGTTTCTAACTCCTGATGGACGAGTGGTTGAGAAAGGTGACTATGACGGAAGTAGCGGCACTATTGCTGTTTCTGTTTTGGCTTCTGACTTAATCTTCAGTCATGATGGTGATTTATATATTCAGATAGTTATTAGAGATGTAGCAGAACCAAGTACTACCGAAACTTGGAAATCTAATAAGTTAAAAGTCACTATCGGAAGTTCATTTTAAGGGGGATTTGTAAATGCCTGACGTAACAAGTATACTAGAAATGGCGGCACAATGGGGAATCTTTGCGGCAATGTTTGTTTCATTATTCATTTATGTTGTAAAAGAAAACAAAGCAAGGGAAACCAATTACTGTAAAATAATCGAAACATTAGGTGAAAAACTATTAACTAAATCTACAGATAGCAACGAAGTAGCGCATAGTATTTCTGAAGACATTGATATTTTACAAGCTAAAGTTGTTGATGTAGACAGAAAAGTTGATGGCGTTTGCTTAAAGGTTACTGACATAGACAGGAAAATAGATGGAATGGGAAGTAAGCTTGAAGTAATCAATCATGATATAAGCAAGAGGGGGTAACAGTATGCCTACAGTTCAACAGTTACTTTTATCTATTCAGGATAAATACCCATCACTTGTTCCTGATTCGGTAAAAATAAAATACATGAACGAAGCGCAAGACCAGTTATCAAATGATTTTGGAATCATAGCAACTGATACTTCCCTAGTAACTAGGGCAAATGATGACGAGTATACATTACCTACAGGCATCGAAGATATTTCACAGATAGAAACGTTTGATGTAGCAAACGAAGTGCCTGACTTAGACAAGATAGTAGCTGAAACTGCTATGAAAGTAGGGGCATATGTTATTGCTGAACAACCAAACACACCATCTAGGTTATCATTCACGCATGAATCTGTTGGTACTGCTGATACGCTTGGTACTATTGCTCTTGTTGGAATTTCTGGTGGTGTATCTGTTAGCGAAACCATTACACCTGTTGCAAATAGTACAGTTTATAGCCAATATTTCTACACAAGCATTACTTCTATAACTGGTGCAAGTTGGGTTACTGATGGTGATGATGACCAGATTTCAGTAGGAATCAAGCTTGCTCGATATGATACAACCAGATACGATATCGGCTATAAAGATGATAAGCCTATGGGCGGGCGTTGCATCTATCAGAATTACTCAAGCTTAGGGGTCAAGACTATCATCATGTACCCTGAACCTGAGTTGGCAGGATTTCCTATTACAATCAGGTATCATAAAAAGTTGAGTGACCTTAGTATTAATAGCCTTACTGCTACGCCTGAATTTGATTCAGAGTTTCATGATATGCTTGTGTCCTATGCTTGTTGGCAGATTTGCGCTAATGGTGCAAGTGCTGATTATGCTCAGGCTAATAGATTCGCTAGTGAATATGATGAATCTCTGGTACAATTATGGAAACAAACGAACATGAAAAAGATTACAGCCCCTAAAAAGCGCAAGGATAATCGCATTTGGAGAGAGGGAAGATGATAAATGAGAAGACTTTTTCAATATCCATCTCAACCGTCTGGACAATCCGCTAATGTAATTACAAGACCTACTGCGGGCTTAAACGAATACTTACCCCCAGTAGTTATAGCCGATACGTTAATGTCAAACCTAATTGATATCAGACCTTACAGAGATGACTGTGTTATGTTCCAAGCAGACACGGCTATTACTCAATATGGTGCGGCTACTACAGCGGCAAAGGGTCTAGTAAGAGCGGCAATCAATTCAGACGAAAGTACAGCGGCTATCCCAGTCTTCTATCTGATGACTTCTTTAGCGGCAGGTTGGAAATTGATTAAGCATACTTATAATAAAGGAACGGCGGCTACTACGCTTGCTGAGTTTGCTATGTCTATGGACGGTGTACCCGCTGACCCTACCCTTGTTGATTCTTCTTCAGCTATCTTCAAGACTGAAGCAGACACATACTACTGCTTTACGGTCAGCCATGAAAAGCATTTGCACTTTGTAAAGCATACTACTTCAGCAGATACTTATGGTGTTGTAGACTTGCCCGCTTATCCTAAAAAGATTATCGCTCATGCCAATCGTATCTTCTTTATTGATACTGCTAATAAATTATGGTGGTGTAGAGCGGGAGATATTTATTCATGGTATGCAATGGAGTATGACCCTGATTACATTGTTACAACTGAAGCTATGGGCAACAAGGCACTTACGATTGCTTTACAACCTAACACAACTAGACAACTTACTGCTACTGTTACGAAAGTAGGTAACCTAGATACGTTAGGAATCCTAACAATTATTGGCACTAATGGTCTTGACCAACCTCAAACAGCGGTACTTACTTTGATTGAGGGAAGAGTACAAACTTCGATGGCTTTCAAATCTGTTCTTTCTGCCACTATCTCAGGGTGGACTATTAATGGAACAGCAGATAACATTACCGTTGGCGTTGCGCCTGTAGGACTGGGCTATGTCACGGACGATGCGGGCTATTGGACTCTTGAAAAGGAAGTAGTGCTTCATGACTTCTGTACTATGTCTAATAACTTGTATATCTTTTGCGCCAGTAGCATCTATCAGTTTCAGGGCTACTCCTACGATACCTTTGCTCTTACTCAGGTTATTGCTGATATCGGAATAGACAGAATGATTAACCCTAACGGATATAAGAAAGTAGCTACCGTACACAACAATGCCTACTTCGTTTATAACAGCGAAGTGTATGAGTTTGATGGTGGCAACTATCCTAAAGTCATTAG